TCTAGCAGCCTTGGCACTATAACTGGCTTCAGCAACTGCACTTTCATTAAGTGCTTGTGTCATTGGACTCTTCCTAGTAGGCTGAACAGCAGGTACTGAGTGCTCTGCAAGAGTTTGTTTTTGGCTCAGTTCAGCCATGCGTTTGTTGAGATCGTAAAAAAATGTCATGTTATTATCCTCTTGGGTTGGCACCAGTTGCTGGGCGGGGTTGACGCTTGATATTGTTGAACGGGCTCTTGTCCTGTGTTGGAATATCATTTGTGGTTTTTGCAGGAGGTGTCTTGCCTCCAGCCACAGTAAAGTCTGAACGATATTCGTTCTTCAATACTGCATGTTGATATGGATTGGCCGAGTAGTCCTGGCTCAGTGCCTTCTGTTCTGCATCAGGTGCAGGATAATCTGTATCAGCAATCAGGTCTTTGTTCTGTGCTGTGATGTCTGCAATTTCTTTGGCAATGCTGTCATCGTAGGCCGCTGTTTGCAGTGTGATAAAGTTGGGGTTAAAGCCCAACAACTGTGCCAACTGTTTGATCTGTGGTTCGATAGCAGGGTATCTAAAACTCACGTCCATGAAAGTCACGCTTTCATTTTCTGCGCCCGGAAAGTCTTTTTGCAACTTTTGCACAGGTGTAGTTTTAGGGCGAGAAATTTTGACAATGTCAAACTGCGCCATTTTTTCTTCGAGATTTTTGATGAATTCTTGCGGCACATCACCTAGGATTTTGATCCTGTAGTCGTATGTGCGCTCAGATTCTGCGAGATATTGATGAAATGTCTTCATGGTAAGGTCCTATATGATATTTATTCTTTTTTCACGATTGTTCGTCTATCGCCAATCAAGCGTTCCAAGATTTCATTGCGATCCAGCACATGGCCTTGGCCCGGCTGTGTGGGTGCGTCGTCAGGGTTTTGTTGATCCAGTCGGGCTTTTTTCAACTGTAGATCGATTACTTTTAGTTTTTTGTTTAGTTTGGCTGTCTTGGCTGTGAGTGCATGACCCAACATTGTGCCGGCTACGCCAAAGATTTCTGCGGCAAATCTCGAATCAACGTTAAAACCTAAATCCATTAGGTCATCAAATGTTTTAGTTGCTTTAGCCGCTAGTTCGTCCATTTCTTGATCTGACGATTCTAGATCTCGTACCATTGGTAAAGCGGCATTTATCTTGTCAATTGTGCTATCAATCTCCGTTATATATGTTTTAGTTTCTTCAATGGTGGGTTGATCAAGATTGGGCATTTCTACAGGAATGCCGCCATTTGGTGGTAAATCAAAAAGTTCCTCAAGTTTCTTCATACCATATTTAGTGGGTTGAACTCTGCTTACACTTATCTCCGTGCCATCTTTCTAAGTTGCTTTTGCCACCTACAATTTTTCCGCATTTATGACACTGGAATTTAGGTTTAGAAATACCTTTTTGAGTAATACTCATTGAAAGTTTTGTACTTTCATTATGTTGCCTTCCCCACATTGGATTTTTATCACCTTGTTTTACCGAGGACTGTAACTTTTTTGAGTCTGATGAATGTTTTTTTCCAAGCCAAGTTTTATATGGTTTAGGAACGCCTTTGTTCAATTGCGACGACGCTAGTGAAACTTGTTTTCTTAGTATTTCGTAAGTATAAGAATTAACCTTATGTCTCAACCTTTGCTTTGAATGATCTTGGTTTACCATTGACCATATAGCAAAAGTCATTTTTCTTTTATTAACATCGGTTACCATTTTTGATAGTAATCTGTGACAAATAAAATGTTCTCTTGCAGTAAGTTTAACCAAGTTGTCAGAACCGTTGTTACCACCTAAACTTTTTGGTATGATGTGATGTTTTTCTGAATAAACATCTGTTGGTAGTGTTCTTATTTGTGCTTGCTGTATTATGCTATAATACCAACGAGTGTATTTGTTTTGTAAATACATTTGCTGTGATTCCTTTCAATCATAGAGCCAGTGGATCTGCCAGGATCGCGATTGGCACCTTTATTTATTATTTGCTACCGTTCTTGAACATTTGATCTTCTGTAATTACTCTAAAAATCAAACCGTTTTTCCTGGCCCATAATGTTGCCGCATGCCATTTGGCATGATTGATTGCAACCACAGCACGATCTCTAGATGACATTTTTTCCTCAATCACGCTTTGCTTTTTGGGTTTGATTTCTATTAACTCTGCTCGCACCTGATTGCCTCGAGTACGATATGTCATTAGTATGTCGGGTATGTATTGACTCTGCTTGCCTGTGATGGGATTACGATAGGGTATGGCTATGCTTTCACTGGCCCACTGTAGCACAGCATCGTTGCTATCACAGAATTTAAAAAAAGCATGTTCCCAACCGGATCTGTATCTAGGCACACCCTTGCCCACATACTTGGCTGGGTTAGTTAGTGTGTATGTGCCATTGGCCCAACGACTCATGCCAGCACATTCCTTGCGGTATAGTAGTTGGGTGTGACTGCGGCACCAAAACCCAACAAGGTGCTGCCGCTCCGCATGTTGTTGAGATAGTAGCACAAGGTTTGCGTCAAGGTCAGTGAGTCTTGTCCTTCGAGCGTTTGCAAGATTGTTAGCACTGGGGTGCGAGTTTCATCTGCAATTCTAAACAAGGCAACTGCAAAATTACCAGCAGCCGCATCTGTAGTGAACACACTCTTGAGATAACTGTAAACCACATCATATTCTTCTGCACTCACAAACTGTTCATAACTGTAAAATCCGTCAAAAATTCTAACAGTTAAGTCGTTGTTTGAGTTAGGTGCGTTGACCGAGCCGCCCATGATTAGCCTCCTGGCGATCTAGGAAACACAAAGCCCCCTGATCCACTTTGCGCTTGCCTCACTGCACCTGGAATGCTGTTACGTATCACCGCTTTCACTGCGGCATTGGCTTCTTCATTGACCACGCTCTTGATGTTGGCACCTTTAAATGTGTTGTAGGTTGTGCCGGCCTTTTGTATAGCCCCAATCACCCCTGTGACTCCGCCACTTTGTAAGTCTTGTACAATACCAATGCCAGCATCCAACAAGCCACCTTGGCCTAGCACAGTTCTTGTGCTGCCTGGACGTGCCAGACTTGATCTAATGTTATCATAGTGAGCAGAATCAGCAAAACCTTTAACATTGGTATCTGGTCTTGACCCACCAATAGCACCTGAATAATACTTCACTGTTTCGTACTCCACAGTCATAGAGTTTTCCATAATGCCACCACCCTCACTGTAGTTATATTGGTCATGTTTCCATTCTTTAACTAAGGGGTTGATCAACACATAACTGGCCCACTTGTGTTGGTCCATTCCATAGATTGTGATGTCTCTGAAGAAAGCAGGTTTACCAGTAGATTGATTACCACCAAGGCTACCGCTTGCGCCTGCGGCACCTTGATCATATGCTTCGCCAATGAAGCCCCAGTCGTTCACAGGTCGATTGGCAGAATAAATGTCTCTTGCGCCATACGCAAATCCCGGTTCATTGGCCACTTGACCAATACTGCCGTTCTGATTGCTGGCTGATCCATACTGTTGATTAGGATCTTTATAATAGTAACTGTAGTAGTTGTACCAAAGATTTCTACTTAGGTCACCGCCGTCATCATGAAATGACATTGATACCGGTAGATAGTTGATTTTCTTTTGTATTATTCGTTTGCGATTATACTGATTTAGTGTTTCGGTGTCAAGAGTATAGTTTGGTAACTGTATAGTCTTAACTAGCAATCCTAAACTGCTTTGATCACTCACAGAGAAAATATTTCTCAGTGTGGGGATTTCACTTGTATTAAGATTGAAGTATACGTGAAATAAAAACTTGTTCCGAGGAGCAAGTTCGTATCCGTTGGTCCTAAAGGTCTTGCTGGCATGGGCGTAGTCTTTAAGACCTTGCCCACCAAAGAAACCTGTCAGGAAATCCTGACCCCATTGCATATTGGTCTATCCTTACTGGACTGCCTGAGCAGTACCAGCACCAGTTACAACGTCGTTCACTGTTCTAGCAATTGCAGTACCAACACCAGTACCGTTGGGGGTCTGGTTGGCATTGTCGTACACAATGGTCATTGCGATAGTCATTGGGTCATTGGTACCATAACTAGCATCACCATAGTCAACACTGCTTAGATAGCAACCATATAATTCCCATGTTTCAAGAACGATAGGTGTAGCGGCACCGTTGCCACCGTCTAGCACTTCAAAACGTGTGGTAAACTTGTAGTCGATACCCGAAGCAGCCGAAGCCATCTCCAAGAAGTCCATTTGTTTCTGAAGTTGTTCGCCAACCAGTCGAGTGGTAGCGCCTGATGCATCGTCACGTAGAGTGCATGTGACGTCTGTCCAGTGTGGCTTACCTGACAGTTTTAATTCACTGTTGTAGATCGGAATAACAATAGGGTCAAAAGTTACTGTTGGGCGTTTGAAGTCCATGACCTGTTTGGTTAATTCTGTTCTAGGTGTACTCACACCAAAGTTTTCAAATACCACTCGAAAGCGATATTTGAGTTTGGGCATGAGCAAGCCCTGATTGCTTGCGCTTTGATCGCTTGCCAGGGGCACTGTCATTCTTGATAATGATGCAACGGCCATATTAGTATCTCCTATAGTGTTATTTATATCGTTTGAGGCCAAAAAAAATGGGGTGTTGCCACCCCATTTTCGTGTCTAGCGGTATCGTTAGACTGCTTGTGCAACTGCCACTGAGCCGGCAGCAATCTCGCCTGTGTTCTTGAGACGAATCGGAATGTAGATGAATTCCACTGCCTTGACTGGTTCAATTGCAATGTCAACCCACAGTTCATTGGCATCAATTCTGGCTGGTGTATTGTTGGTGTCATCACACACAACCAAATAGTCATAGATGCCGCGCTTGGCAACCAAATCAATCATCAGGCTGTTTACCGCGTTCTTGATTTCATCACGTGTGATTTGATCATTTGGTTCAAACAAGAACTGCTTGCCAATTGATTCTAGTCTGTTACGGATAAACACAACCAAACGTGCCACATTGATGCGATCCAAACTTGTGGTATTAGCATAAGTTGTTTTGTTACCAAAGTTGGTAATACCCACACCTGGCACAAACGTAATTGGGTTGATATTGTTTTGATACAACACATCACGTAGGCCTTGATTCACACCAAGTGTAACGAACTCGCCAGTTTGACCGTTGATATAACCAATGCGATCAGCGTTGTCAATTACACCGCGACGTGTACCTGCTGGTGCCAACCATGGATAAGCCACTTCGTCGTTGCGAATGATAGTGCGAACCATCATGTGACTTGGTGCTGTGACCACTGCAGATCCTGATAGATCGACTGTTTGGCAACTTGGCCAGAACACACCCAAGTACGGAGTGCTTGTGGTCAAGCCATCACCAGTAGGATATCCTGCTCCTGCGTTGTTGGTTGCCCAACTCACAATCTCAGCACTGTCTGCTGGCAAACGCATTGGAGTGTCACCCACCACAAACACAGTGTTATTGCGCTCGTTGCTGAGTGCTACCATGTTGGGAATCAATTCTGGATAAGAAGTGCAAGCACTCAGATTAAATTGATTTTGTTCTTCTCTAATGGTCACGCTGGTATCAATTCCTGCTTTGAGTGCAGCCACAATCAATTCACGTTGAGCAAAACGTCCCATGTTAGGAGCACCCGAGTTGCGGTTGCCACTGGCAGTGACCCAACTGTTGACTTCTAGTTCAGCCCAATAAGTTGTGTTGGTAGGCGCAGTTCCAGTAGGAGGAACAGCAATGGCCACATACAACGTGGTGTTGTACAACACTTGATCGCCTACTGCGTATTGAGTTGTATTACTCCATGTGTCATATGCGAAATCTGTGGCATTAAAATAGTTTGCTTGGAAACTCTTGACATTAAATCCTGAACGACGTGTGTTAAACAACAACATGCCTGTTGGATATAGAGTGTAGTCAGGAGCATCAACATCCAAGTAATTGCTGGTCAGCAAACTTGTGATAGTAGGTAATGCACCAGTGACAGGATTCACTGTGCCTGTCGAACTCCAACGAGCATCTGCAAACAACACACCGTTTTGTGTGGTTTGATCTGTGTTGTCCAAAGTAATCCATTGCTCCACGCCATCAACAGTAGACCAACGATTGATCACTGGGTACAATTCCAAATTACTGGTATCGATCCAAAGATCGCCATTGACCAATGCAGTACCATCCGTTTGTGTGGTTGGTGCTGTGGCACTGATAATTGGCCCTGTTGAGTTTGTGTTAGACAAATTGTAGCCACGAACGTCGTTGGTTTCGTTTTGATAACCCACCCAACCTGAGCCACTTTGAATCATAATGTCAACTTGGTTTGTGGCTGAATAATACCAGTAACGACCACTGGCAGGATCTTGATCAGGTGCAGTGGCACTGGCAGTGTAAGTCAATGGAACCCAATTGCTCAGCAATAACCATTCATCGTTTGCCGCAACAATTGGCACTGTGGTGTCTGTGTCCACCACAGCGTCACGACATCCAGTGACTGTGTTGCTAAATCCTGCGTCAGCAACAGCAGTGCCTGAACTTATGTCTTGCAATAAAATTACACCACCTTGTGACTGTGTAAAGAAAATGTAACCGTTACTATCAACATCAGCACTGACATAAGGAACTGCGGCTGCAGAAACTGCCGCAATAAAGTCACTGACTGTTCCTGTGCCACCAATAGTTACTGTTGCTGGAGTGGTCAGTGTTGTGCTGTTGGCGGTAGAAGTCATGATGTAAAACTGATTGCCGACTGTGAATGTTGGATCTACAGTATCACCTGTTATCACTGTGGCTCCCAGTGCTGATCTTTCAAATACCTGCAAAGTGTAGGTATTATTGAATGGATTGTTGGTGGTAGGACCATTGTTTAATTCAGGGCTTACATTATACTGAGTATATGTGGTGCCTACTGGAATAAGTTTGCCGCCAGTGGTGTCAAGGGTTGCATTAGCGGTCCAATCATTGGCATACACAGTAGCACTTTGTTGTACAAATGCTGCCAATGCAGTAGAATACTGCTTGACGACCATGGTAGTTCCAAGATTAGTGCTGTTGGTCTTGTTCCAAACAGAACCGGTTGGGCGGGGTGCGGAACTTGTGCTGTTCCAGCGAGGATTTTGATAACTAGGGCTTTGTTGCAATGTTGGAGCATAATAAACGTCGTTGGCAGTCAATCCCAATGTTGTGATCAGTCCTGCAGTACTTCCTGCGCTGTCAATCACAATAACACCATCGTCGGCCGTCGACCCGTCAGCCGTGGCTTCAGAATTTGCGTACAAGCAAAACTTGTTGTCAATTACGGCACTATATACGCCTATAGCGGAAAGAGAGCCAGAACTGTTAACTGCGGCGCTTAACCCAGCAACATCGTTATTGGGAGAAACTGGAACTGTGACTGTGATTCCGTTGATCACCAGTGTATTTCCAGCAGTCAAGTCAGCAGTCACGGCGTTGGCGCCTGTAACTGTAGGCCAACTCAATTTCCAATCGTTACTGCCCACCAACACCCAGGTGTTGTACAAATCTTGCAGTGTGGTTGAAGATGTCTGAGTGTCGTCGGCGGCACCGTTCTTGTAATAAATTGGATTTTGTGTGTTGGTTGTTACCACAGCATAATCACCAATACTGCCATAACTATCCACTGGAACTGATCCAGTTAGATATGCAGTGTCTGTAATCACACTTGGCACCATGTTTGAGAATGCGCCAGTGGTCAAGTTCCACTCGAAAATACCCCATAAGGTATTGGCAGTATCCAACCAAAAAGAACCGTTGTCGGGCTCGCCTGTGGGGCGTACCAGACTGGCTGTGAGTTGTGTTAGATCAATGTCGCAACGCTGTACATAAGCACGGTTTGTTACACCCAGTGCAGAGTAAGCGGCCAATAAACCGTATTCGTTGAGTTCGTAACCGTTAATTGGAGTTCCAATAGTGGTCTTGTAAAAGAAGGGATTGCCAAATGTAGCAGTCAAGTCTCGTTGACTGGTGATCAAATAGGCTCGATTGGCATTTGCTGCCAACGTACCAGCGGCTACTCCGACTCCAGATCCAGATACTTTGTCTTGCGCAGTGGCAATCAAGAAGTATGGTACCGAATTAGTAGCGGCTGAAAGATAGTTGCTTTCGTCGATGATGGTGACTTGTACACCTGGTGAAACTAGTGCCATTTTGGCTCCTTATAAAACTTAAAGATATTTATCGTAACACACCAAAACCGTGCCAGTTGCGATGCCCTTTATAAAGGTTCGGGTCCATAAATACTCAATGAGACCCATTTGCAAGGCCTGTAATCAACGTCCAGTGGCTGTTAACTATCGTCGTGAAGACACAGTTTACTATCGCAAAACCTGTGACAACTGTATACGTCGTGGGCGGCAGGAAAAAGCACCCATAGCACGATGGCAATCGGCAGGATACAAGAAAAAAACTGCTTGTGATCGTTGTGGGTTTAGATCAAGATACGCCAGCCAACTGCTGGTATATCATATTGATGGTCGATTGACCAACACAGAACTGAGTAACTTACGCACAATTTGTTTGAACTGTGTGGAAGAGGTCAAGCGTCAGGCTGTGCCCTGGAAGCCTGGAGACCTGCAAGCAGATCATTGATCTTTGCAAAAAGGTCATCTACTGTAGCGTTGTTATCTAGTACAGAATCAAACCGTGTGCCGACCCAGGCAGTTTCACTGGCATGGACTCCGTGCTTTTCTAATTTACGCTGACTCAATGCCCAAGTTGAGTTACCGTTAGGGCCACGATTTACACTAACTGCTGAATCATACCAGGCAGGTTCAGGGCCACGAGTAACCCTAATAACACAACCACCGGCGTTTTTAATGGCTCGAATTTCGTTGGGAAATCTGCAGTCACTGATAACAATATCGTCTTGGCTGTGACGCAGTTTGTTTTCTAATGACGCAATCCAAATGTCATCATGGAATCCGGCTCTACACACTTCTGTGCCCCAGTATTGCAAGATCCAACGTGGGGTTAGTGTGGGCATGTTTAAGCGTTCTGCCCACCAAGGATCCACCCGCTCACGCCACTCACGGGCTTGTTTTGTGCGTCCTTCCAGCAGGGTTCTGTCCCATCCAAACACTTGTGCCACAGCATCTTTAAGTGTTGATGCAAATGATTCTCTGCGGAACCCATGAAAGTTAGTGAGATAATCAGCAATAGTATCTTTGCCCGAGCCAATGAATCCACATACTCCAATAATCATAAATGTCTTCCTGTAAAGTCTAAAATTAATTGGTCGTCTTCAACAAACCCTTGCAACTGTGTCATGTTATTATCAACCACTTTGAAAAAGTGATTATAATTATGCTCGATATCTTGAGTAACTTGTGTTTGATAGATATTTATATTATCCAAAAACCCAGCAGTATTGTCCACAATTTTCTTTAATTTTTCTTGTGCATTTGATTCTGTGCTGTAGTCTGGATGTACCATGTATTTCTCAAAGGTTCGAAAACCCAACTCCTTCAATCGAGTTAATGTGTTTTGTTGTCCAGCAACAATAAAGGGCTGGCAGTTTATAATGGGCTTCCAGATTTTTTCACATAAGACCATGTCATAAGAATTATCAACAAATTCTGTTGCGCTAACCACATTTAAACTGGTTTGTTCATAGAGATTTTTTTGCCACTGGACACTAGAGAGTACTTGTGCTTCATGTTTTTCTAATTCAATGTTGTCTGGGTTACATTGGTATTGTGTTAAAAACTCTGTTAACTCTGACTCATTGAGTTCAGGTAAAAGATTGCGACACTTTTCCACAGTGTTGTTGTCTAAGAATAAACTCCATATTGCACGATCTAATAGATTTGCCTGAGCATACATCCATAATAGTCTAATTCTTTGTAACTTGTGTGGTTTACCGGTCAAAAACAAAAATTTACCAGTGGTTGGATTATAGCAACTATTATTTTGTGATTTATTTGTGTTTACTGCATTGTTAACTCGTAACAAATGCCAATCTATATATAACGCTGGAATCGGCCAAGCAACTGCTAGTGATTGGTGTGATCGATCTAATACTATTTTGTATCCTGTTGGCAATTGTTCAAGTACAGGAACTAACTTCCCAATGGCAGGAAATGATTCAGAAAATATACCAAAGGCACATGGCTGTGCATTGGACAGATCAACAAGTGTGTTAACTAAATTATCATCGTTGAAGATTATATCATCTATTCTTATAATTTTCAAACCAGTTCCTTTACGTTCAAATGTTTTAGTGTAGTTTGTAACAAGTCTATTTGTCTGCGACAGTCTTCTAGTGCATGGTGACTGGTAGGTGGCTTGGGCAATTCTGGCCATAGTCCAAACACGGTACGACTGTCTCGCACTGAATAGTACTGCCAAGGAATGGGTTTGTTGTAACTCTTGTAGGCATGCTCAAGAATGTTCATGTCGTAGGTCGGACCCTGAGCCCATATTCGTTTGGAGTGCCAAATTAACTTGCCTAGCCCATCTAGTGCTTGATCTAAAGGAATGCGTCCTTCTTCTGCGAAGGCTTCGTCTCGGGCTGGTGCAGGTTGAGTTGCCCACCAATCTAGTGTGCCTTGCTCAATACGTCGATCGTCCTGGCTCTCCAGGGTAACACGGGCATAGTATTGTTGGTCATACCAGCCATTGCCCAAGGGGTCAAACGCCTGTGCGGCTATGGTAAGAATAGTAGTGTCGGGGCCTGTTGCCAGGCCCTCAAGATCAATCATCAGGTCCATATGACGATTGTAACACGACTGCAATAGTCTGTCTAGTGAGTTTTAGCCAATTACAAAGGTGAGTGGTTGCGATCCGTCCACATACATGACCAGTTCTTGGATCTTGGCATCCATTTGGGTCTGTGCCTCGGCTTTCATAGCCGCACCGTTTAAAGTACCACCGCCTTGAGGTCCGGCAATGGTGCCAAACTTCTCACGTGCTTCACCAATGATCATCTTGCAGGCCGCAACCATGTAGTCACGGATCCATTGTTGGATTTGGTAATCACTCAGCAATTGGATTTCGGGTTTGAGGTTATAGGTCCAAAGTAACACAACCTCTCCACCACCAGGGGGACTACGGATCAGTTGCAGTTTCTTGGTAACTGGATTCCAAGTGTAATTTAGATAGCCGCCGAACATTCTGGCAGCCAATTCCACATACTGTGAGTAAAAGTCGTAAGTGGCCAGGCCACCTGCTTGGTTGAAGTTGATCAAGTACACGTTCATTTGTGCTTGACTAAACGGATCAAAGTTACTTCCAAACGGTCCTGTAGCAATACCAAATGTGCGTCTAAAGATCTGTCGCACACTTTGCACTTCTTGCGGCAAAGTGTAGATGTTTACCTGATTGACCAACTGCATGAAACTGTAACTTTCTTCATACGCATTGTTGGCTCGCTGTCTGTAAGTACCAATGGTACGCTGATAAGCGGCTTCGTAGTGTGCAGGGTCCAATTCAAGATCCACAATTTGATCGCCTAGGGTCAGGCGTACATAATCGTATAATGCAGATTTGAGTGTAACTAAAGAATTTTCTGTTTCATCCATTGGGGAACTCCGTCCCCAATATTTAGCCCGTTACCAACTCTTGAGAATGATCAGGTTCTCAGTACCACGCCCGTTCCAGGCAGTTTCTGTGGCCTTGATTTCTTTGAACAGTTTACGTGCGGCCGGCTTGCCTGCGGCTTGTACTGCTCGAACAACGTCCCCTGGCTTGCGCAGGGTCTTTTGTTGTGTTTCCACTGTGCTAAATCCAATGATGGAGTTGTTCTTGATAGTAAACGCCTGTGTATGGCTGTCAGCAACCAAGTGTATGAGTTTGCGTTTTTTAGTGTCATACAACCAGGCTTCGGCCTTGTCCACCAAACTTGCGGCAGGCAAACTCTTGAGTTTGAGTTCTGCAAACTCTGCCTGTATCTTGAATTTTGCGGCACGTTTTTCTGGGGGCACTGCCTTGACCTTGCGTGGTTTGCGTTCCACTTTCTTGATCTGCACATAAGCACCACAGTCATTGATCACTGCTTCGCAAAACTTTATGCAATTACGCAATTGGATTTTGGTCAAGAAATTGTAGGCTTCTACCAGTTGTGAATCTTTGCCCTCAATGGCCTGTTCAAACTCTTCTAGTCTGGCTTTCCAGTGATGACTAATAACACTGATCATTTGTGGTGCTACATTCATACCACGTATCACCATAATGGGTTTGAAGTCTGCTGACATTTTGGCGCCAGCAAGCATAAACTCGTCAAACATGGCTTCCAGTTCAGCACTACATTCACTCACTTTTTCTCTGAGTCTATCTTGAATGTTGGGCCGGGCAGGTTCGTCATCTGCGGCCTGTGCTTCTGCTTGTATTTCTTGTTTGATGGCCACAAGTTCAGAGATCAAATTGTCCAGTTGTATTTGCTCATGGTCGCTCAACTGCAAACCCATCATGCTCATACGGCATAGCCAACCTGTTGTGAGTCGCATTTGACTGTCTGGCAAGGTGCGAACTTGTCGTGCTTCTCGGGTTTTTTCGTGATAGTCCAAGTAAGCCACAGCAAAGTCCTTGGCTTCTTTTTTGCCATAAAAGTAGTTGTACCAACCAAATGCATTGCTCAGAGCACTGATGCGACCCTCTGTGGGCTGATTACGCCAAGTGGGTTCCAGTCCTACATATTTTGTGTCAGGACTACGTGGGTTAAGTGGCTTGAGTGTGGTAGTGACTTTCATGTGTTCTCCAAAGTATGCTGTAATTATAGCAGATCAGGGTTTTTTGGTCAAGTAAACAGAAAGTATTACCGATAAATACTTGACTATGCCAAGACTGTCACTCTATAGGCCCAACAGAACAGCCGACTACCAATTCTTTGACCGCACAATATCTGAAATGTATCAGGTGGGCGGTGTAGACATGTATCTACACAAATACATGGGTCCGTTGACCAATGACAACGAGGGTGACAATGATGCCACCCTGCCCAAGTACACCGAATCCAATCCGTTGTTTATTGAAGACTTGCTGTTGTTGGAAAACAGAGATCGCAAGTACGACCCTGACATATATGTCATGCGCGGTGTGTATCAAACACAAGACATTGATTTTGATCTAACACAATTTGGCCTGTTCCTAAACAACGATACCTTGTTTATCACATTCCACTACAACAACATGATCGATACCATGGGACGCAAACTCATGAGCGGCGATGTACTAGAACTACCCAACCTGCGTGATTACAATCCACTCAATGAAACTATTCCCCGAGCCTTACCCAGATTCTATGTGATACAAGATGCGGCATTTGCTAGTGAAGGCTTTAGTCAAACTTGGTTACCTCACTTGTGGCGAGTAAAATGCACGCCCATGGTCAATGCTCAAGAATTCAATGAGATTACCAAAGAACCTTTTGAACCCATTAACATTTGGGATCCAGGCAATTTTTATCCAGGTGGTACCACTGTGCTCTACGGCGACAAATATTATATCAGCACTAAAAATGTGCCACCAGGTACAGATATTACCAACACACAATATTGGCAAGAAAAATCCAATCCTGCTACACTAGCAGACCGGATGAGTACTCGACCTAAAGACTTGGAAATCAATGATGCTATCTTGATCCAAGCCGAAGCAGAGATACCCAAGTCAGGTTTTGACGTTGTGAAGTTTTATATTGTGGCCACTAACTTGGATGGCACACCTGCTAACCCATCATCGGCCACATATACTGCAGATTATACCATAAGTGATGCATCAAGAACTGTGGCCAATGACGGTAATTCTCCACGAGGTGATGGATATACCGCAGGCTATCTCACTGGCGATGGCAAAACGCCCAATGGATTACCTGTTACCGCAGGTGTAAACTTCCCGGTGAGTCCTCTTGCTGGGCAGTATGCCTTACGCTTGGACTACTTCCCCAATCGCTTGTTCCGCTTCAACGGTAGATCATGGGTCAAGATTGAAAGTGATGTACGCACTCAACTCACGCCCGGTTCCACTAACAATACTTTACGGTCGAGTTTCGTTAACAATACATACACTACGCCAACTTCAGACATGGGCAACATTCCAAGTCGTCAAAGTTTGAGCCAGGCGTTACAACCCAATTTGAGCAACGGCGATGACGGGGGTAATAAAGATCCCAACCCGTATCCGCCAACGCAACCCTACCAACCATCCAGTTAATCTATGCAACAATTCTTTTTTGACGAACAAATACGCAGGTATCTGCTACAGTTCACACGCATGGTCAGTTTGTTCCAAGTAGAGTATGGGCGCAACGAGCAAGGCATCAAAGACCTAATACGTGTGCCTGTGCGCTACGGCGATGCTAGTCGTCAGGCTGCTACTATCATGCAACAAAACTCAGCCAATGCGTTGCCATCAACTCCGCTGATGACGTTTTATATCACAGGCCTAGACTATGATCGTCCCAGAATGCAAGAGCCATATCACGTGAACAAGATGTCAGTGAGACAACGCACCTATGATGCTGCCACAGACACCTACGAAACCACACAAGGCAATGCGTTTACTATTGAACGACTGATGCCTGTGCCTTATCGTATGACCATTAACTTGGATATCTGGACCAGCAATACCAATCAAAAAATGCAGATCTTTGAACAAATCGCTACCTTGTTCAACCCTAGCCTAGAGATTCAAAGTTCTGAAAACTATATTGATTGGACCAGTTTAAGCGTGGTTGATTTGGAAAAAGTAAACTGGAGTTCAAGAACAATTCCTGTAAACACAGAAAATCCCATAGACATCATGACTTTGACATTTGGTATTCCTATATGGATATCTTCGCCTGCCAAGGTCAAGAAACTGGGAGTGGTTGAACGTGTGATTGCAAGTATATTTGATGCCAATGGTGATGCTGCCAATGCCATCCTGGACAACGACCTGTTGCTGGGCACACGACTCAAGGTCACACCATGGAACTATCAAGTGGTGTTGTTAGACGGACAACTACAGATCTTACAACCCGCCGAAGTGGTTGTGCCCAACAGATTGAGTCTGTCACCATTCACATTCCCTATTGTGGAAAATCCACAGATAACTTGGCCTGCTGTGGTTGAGACATATGGTGTACTAAGACCTGGTATCAGTTATATTACCCTGGACAACCCTTGGAATCCTGATTCCAGTATCGTAGGAACTGTAACACTGAAT